GGTTGTCACTTAAGCGTATGGTCAACCTGACAACCCGGTGTCCTCAATGGGGAAGGAATAACCCCGCCATACTTACCGCCGCGCCATTTCGCGGAGTGCCACAACCGGAAGCGCACGTTCGAAGAAATCTAACGACAAGCCTTCTGAGGGAAAGAGCTTCGCCGTACGCTTTCGCGTTATGCCCTGACTTTTCAGGGAAATATCCTTTCAGTAAACTGTCAGTACCGGATTCTTATCCGTGTCCGGCGCACGACCACACGTGACAGCGTGTTGGTCTCCATTTTTAACCCAGAACCTCAATGGAGGATAAAATGCCAAACAAAAAAAGAAATCCGCTTATTGAAAAACAGATTGAATGCCTGGTAAATCAACTCAGGCAATCAGGGTTATTAAAAACTCATTCAGAGTTGAGGCTCACAGAATCAGCATTCGACGATAAATTAAATAATGTCCTTTATAATGGCATTATTGATTTTAATCGTTCTGTTGGTCGCCGCGGCCCTGCTGGTGTTTCCTTATAATTACCAGTCAATCCAGAGTGGACCGTGTTCAGCGTAAATATAACTGTACACATCCAGATTATATTTGTGGTCTGTTAAGAACAGGCCGCAAATACATGCCGAAGCTTCCAGTGCAGCGGCTCTGTTACTGAATAACCATGTAGCAACATTCCAGCGTTTTTCTGCATCCCAGTCTTTCTCAAGGCCTGATACCATGAAGAAACCGTTAGTGTTGCCATCAAATAATTCTGTTTCCAAATTTTTAAGCAATGCCTGATGGACTCTTGCCAGGTATTCCGCCGGAATTTCGCCACGAATTCTGATGAGATTGTCATAAACAAACATGTTCCCCGCATATGGCGATTTTTCTTTCTTGTTTTTTAAACCAGCATCATGAGCAAACTGATCAATTTCTTCTTCCGTTGGTTTCGTATTGATGTTTTGCGCTGTCGTTTCTGCAATTTTATTTGCCACACTCTCTGAGTCGTGTTTATTTATAGACGCACAGAAATACAATCCGGTAAACGCATCGCGCACATTACGAGCCATATTATCAGTGTCTTTTTTCGTTACCGATTCCAATTCAAGTTCGTTCAGACGATGACGAAGTGTGTGTGCTGCAATCTCCTGGATTGAAGGAGGTAAATCTTTAAATTCCATCGTCAACCTCATTAGTCGGAGTTTCTTGCTAACCAGCGATGCGCGCCAGCTTCGGTTTTAAACGATTTGCTTTTGGTATACGTCATGGCGGTGAATGTGCCGTCCTGATTGGGAAACACGCCACATACCAGAGATTCGTTGTTGCCAAGATCGATAGTATCCATGTTGACCTCATTTCCCCTTAACGCCGGGTGGCGGAACGTTTTATCTACTGCGCTTTGTATCAATCAACAACTGCCGTCATGTTCGTATGCCTCAGGCTGGCTACTTAGCCCTGTTCAGTGGCTGGATAACTCGAGGTATTGTCCAGCCGTTCTCTGGTGGGGCGTTGTTTGGATATGCTTATTAAACACAATGCGTTTTCTTATGTCAACACGAAATGTGTTTTGTGGTGGGTGTCATATGATGATGGTACAAAAAAGCCCGCTGATAGCGGGCTGATTGGCATATTACTGTGATAGCAAGATCATTACTCCGGTGGGGGATTATCTTTAAGCCTGCCTCTCAAATATTTTTCTACATACTCATCGATTTCTTTTAGCCGGACTTCAAATAGCTCAATCATTCGTTGTTGTTCTGAGCCAGGTAGCTGGTTAAACAACTCAAGAAGTTTTCGTTGGGATTCATTTAACCACAATTCAGAAGATTCCTGTTCTCCAAATAGGAGCTCAGGAGGAGATATGCCAAGTGCCTTTCCCAATACGACAGCGTCATGCACTCCAACATTTCTGCTGCCCGCCTCATAGTTACCTATACGCGATTGCGTCCATCCGCAGATTTCAGCAAGTTTTCCTTGAGATAAACCAAGCTTCTGCCTGCGCTCTTTAAGACGCATTGCAATTTTGTCATTGAGCCTACTAGCGGCAATTTTTTCGTTTTCTTTTTCCATTGCATCCTTGTATCACGAATCGTGATTTACATAAAACACAAAACAGATTGACCATATAACACAAGGTGTGTTTAAAATTGTCATCGGAGGTTTTCAATGAACAAAATTTCAACATATCGAAAACAGCTTGGGCTGTCTCAAAGACAACTTGCTGTTCAGTTAGGGTGGATACAAAGCCGACTGGCAAATTACGAAGCAAATTTTCGTACCCCTGGACTAGAGGAGTGCAGAAAAATTGTTTCTACCCTTAATCGGCTTGGCGCTCATTGTGGACTTGACGATGTATTCCCCCCAGACGGTAAGCATAGCGAAAACAGCATAGGAGCGGTTGATTCATGAAAATCAGGCATGAGCACATCGAATCAGTGTTGTTAGCCCTGGCAGCCGAAAAAGGGCAGGCGTGGGTCGCTAACGCAATTACTGAAGAATATCTGCGCCAGGGGGGCGGCGAATTGCCCCTTGTACCAGGCAAGGACTGGAACAATCAGCAGAATATCTATCACCGTTGGTTGAAAGGTGAAACGAAAGCGCAAAGGGAAAAAATTCAGAAACTGATCCCTGCGGTTCTGGCAATTCTTCCGCGCGAGCTGCGTCACCGACTCTGCATCTTCGATACCCTGGAACGCCGTGCATTACTGGCGGCGCAGGAAGCGTTGAGTACGGCAATTGATGCGCATGATGATGCAGTCCAGGCCGTTTACCGGAAAGCACATTTCAGCGGTGGTGGGTCGCCCGGCGATTCTGTCGTAGTGCATTGATTGAAATTGATCGTGCCGGATTGTTTTGTTCGGTATCAGTTAAATGTAACGCTGCGAGCGTTACAAGGTGAAAACAAATGGCTTCAAACTGGATAAAGCTCGAGGTTATTACGCCGGATAAGCCGGAAATATTCAGGCTTGCTGAGATTCTGAATATTGATCCAGATGCCGCATTAGGGAAGGTTATTCGCTTCTGGGCATGGGCGGATCAACAAATGATAGACGGTAATGCAGATTGTAACGCTCGCGGCGTTACAAAAAGTGCAATAGACCGCATCACTTTTATGGCTGGTTTTGCTGATGCGTTAATTCAGGTTGGATGGCTGGTCGAAAATGACGGTGGGCTTTCTCTACCTAACTTTGAACGTCATAACGGAAAAAGCTCTAAAAAACGGGCGGTTACAAACGAGCGAGTTACAAAAATACGCGAACTGAAACGAAAAGGTAACGCTGGCAGCGTTACACAAACGGATCAAAAAGCGTTACCAGAGGAAGAGGAAGAGGAAGATATAAATACTGATCTCCCCCTAAATCCCCCTCGCCAAAAACGAGCGTCTAAAAAATTCGAGCCGGAGGCTATCGAGCTGCCTGACTGGTTGCCGGAAACACTCTGGCATGAGTGGGTTAAGTTCAGGCAGGCATTGCGAAAACCGATTCGAACGGAGCAGGGCGCTAACGGGGCGATACGGGAGCTGGAAAAATTCCGTCAGCAGGGTTTTACACCTGAGCAGGTGATTCGACACAGCATCGCCAATGAATACCAGGGCCTGTTCGCGCCGAAAGGTGTTCGGCCTGAGACGTTGCTCCGACAGGTTAACACTGTCTCGTTGCCGGACAGTGCGATCCCGCCAGGCTTCAGGGGGTAACGGACCATGAAAAATATTGCGACAGGCGGCGTTCTGGAACGCATCCGCCGACTGACCCCGCCACATGTAACCGCCCCATTCAGAACGGTAGCGGAGTGGCGCGAGTGGCAACTTGCTGAAGGCCAGAAACGTAGCGAGGAGATCAACCGCCTGAATCGCCAGTTGCGGGTGGAAAAAATTCTGAATCGTTCAGGCATCCAGCCGTTGCACCGTAAATGCTCGTTTGCGAATTACCAGGTGCAGAACGACGGCCAGCGATACGCGTTAAGCCAGGCGAAATCCATCGCCGATGAACTGATGACCGGGTGTACAAATTTTGCGTTCAGCGGAAAACCTGGTACCGGGAAGAATCACTTAGCGGCAGCTATCGGGAATCGCCTGCTGAAAGACGGTCAGACAGTGATTGTGGTTACCGTGGCTGATGTTATGAGCGCCCTGCACGCCAGCTATGACGACGGGCAGTCAGGCGAAAAATTTTTGCGGGAGCTGTGCGAAGTAGATCTGCTGGTTCTTGATGAAATTGGCATTCAGCGCGAGACGAAAAACGAGCAGGTGGTGCTGCACCAGATTGTTGATCGCCGGACAGCGTCGATGCGCAGCGTGGGGATGCTGACAAACCTGAACTATGAGGCCATGAAAACATTGCTCGGCGAGCGGATTATGGATCGCATGACCATGAACGGCGGGCGATGGGTGAATTTTAACTGGGAGAGCTGGCGTCCGAATGTCGTCCAGCCAGGAATTGCGAAGTGATTTTTACCGGGAGGAAGTTTTAATGGAAACCGTATTGCATGCACTGAAAGCGATGGGTAAAGCCAATTCTGTTGAACTGGCGGCGCGGCTTGATATCAGCCGTGAAGAAGTTCTCAACGAACTGTGGGAACTCAAAAAAAATGGCGTTGTTGATAAAACGGGTCACACCTGGTTTCTGGCTGGTGAAGGTGAATCCGGGGTAACCGAAGAGCAGCCAGCACAGTCTGAAGTACCGGATGTGCTGACCGGGGAGGTCGAACAAAAAGTTACCGCGGACATGATGATTGAGTTTATCTGTCAGGATGGGGCTAAAACGTGTGAGGAACTGGCGGATAAGTTCGGTGTTAGCATTCGCAAGGTTGCTTCCACGTTGGCGGTCGTAACAGCAACGGGGCGCCTGGCACGCGTAAATCAGAACGGTAAATTTCGTTACTGCATACCGGGCGCTGATTTACCGGCAGAGCCGGAAGCTGCATCGGTAACGGAAACCGATGGTAAAGCCTTTCCTCAGCCAACAGGTGTTGCGTTACCAGTCCGGGAAGCGGAAACACAGGAAGAAATAAAAACTGAAAGTGTGGCGGTCACAGTGCAGTCACAGCCGTTGTTCACCAGAAAACATCCGGATGGTCTGATTTTACCATCGCTGCATGTGGCTAACCGCGAGCTGCGCCGGGCAAAAGGTCAGGTTCAGAAGTGGGAGCGTGTCTGCGCCGCGCTGCGGGAGCTGAACAAGCACCGGGATATTGTTCGGCAGATTGTCGATTCATCCGGTCGTATTGTGTCGGAAAAGTGATTGCCGGAGGCGCTTATGGCGAAACCTTTTACACACGAACAGCGTGAAGAACTGAAGGCCCGAATTATCGGGCTGGTACGCAAAAATGAACGCATGACGATATCACAACTGGAGAGAGCGACGGGAGCAGGCTGGCATTCAGTCAGACGTTGCCTTGTGGATGTACTGGCTTGTGGCGATTTATACATGCCCGGTAAATACGGTGTTTTTACATCAGAATAGGTGTATCGCGTATGGCGTAAGGCAGCGGAGAAAACAACCGACCAGACATTGATTCGAAAGTTACCAGACGGAGAAATACGCCGCTACGACAGACAACAGAACATAATCTGTGGCGAGTGCCGGAAGAGTGAAGTTATGCTGCGTGTACTGGCGTTCTATCAGGGCAATTTTCAGGAGGCGGTACTGTGAGTGAATTAGCTATCAGGCTTCAATTGTCGCTGGCATTCGCATCAAAGGAGAATGAGATGACCACTTTTACAAAAGAGCAGTTAATCAGTCATGTTAGTGAAAATGTAAAGGCGATGAAATTTGCAGTAAAACAGACAGCATTCAAAAATTCTCTCGAGGCAATTGAGTTGGATTTAGCACTGGCCCTTGTTGCTCAGGCTTCGCTGGAAGCAGAGCCCGTGCTTTATATGAATCGATTTACCGGAAAGACATTCTCACTGGAAGAGCAACCCGGTGCTGATAAGGAACCGGAAATATACGTGCCGCTATATGCTGCCCCGCCAGACAGCGCCGCCATGCTTCAGGCTGGAAACTTTCGGGAAAAGAAGGGTTCGTCAACCAATAATTTTCGGGAAATCTCGGAAACGTCAACCAACTATCCGGTAACTCTGGATGGTTGGATAAGCTGTAGTGAGCGAATGCCGGATGACGGTCAGCACGTAATTATTTTATGTGATGGCGCATTCGTTCTTTATGCGCAATATCGAGACGGTGAGTTTTTTGATGTAGTCCGTGATGGTGATGAATTTTTCGAAACACAGAGCCGCAATGTAACCGACTGGATGCCGCTACCAGAACCGCCGCAGGAGGTGCGCCAATGAACTGGCCTGAAGCATTTGCAATTACAGGCGTTGCTATGGCTATCGCTTTTTTAGTATATGTTATTTGTCGGTGGGGGTAAAAACGTTCGCCGGGATTAACACCAAAGGAGGGAATATGTCGGATGATATTTCACTGGCAATGGAAGGTGCGCTGGCTGTTATTGCTGTTGTGGGCGTTTACTGCCTGGTTGTGTTTTTGATGGATCGACTAGGGAACTGAATTCATTACGATATGGGAATTCCCATATCGGGTAAAAACGGTTTGCGGTAAAGCGAGAGTTAAGTAGAATTGCTGCGGGTGCTTGAGGCTATCTGCCTCGGGCA